TTCCAGCCAGTCCTTACTGCTGCTGCTCAGGGTTCCTCCAGTCGACCACAACCTTTGCCATTTGGCAGGATTAGCTTTCGCTTTACGTAGCTTCAGTTTAAGAGGCACTGGGTTTTTAATAACGTCTTCTTGACAAATACAATATTTTATTACACCCTCAAAATATGATTTTCATGAGGGCGTTACATGACAGACAGAGATATCCTACAGGATTACAATGAGGCATATCGTGAAGCAGTAGGCGAATGGAACCCGTGGCTTGCCGAAGCATACACCGATATGGGCTTCATGACAGGCAACCAGTGGAACGACGCCGACAAAGAGTTCCTCACCATGGAACACAGGAATGCCTACGTCTACAACAACATACACCGTATCATTAAACAGATCTCTGGTTACCAGCGAAAGAACAGACTGTCGTCTATCGTAGAACCTCGTGAAACGAACGACGTATCGGTAGCAGAGACTATGTCCGATCTCCTATTGTATGTCCTTCAAAGCCAAGAAGGGTACAATAAGATCAGCGATTGTTTCGAGGGCGCACTCGTTACGGGCATGAACCTGGTATCCCTCTGGATGGACTACTCGAAAGACCCTGTCAATGGCGATATCATGATAGGGCGAGAACCGTTCAACTCCTTCCTCCTCGACCCACGTTTCACACAAATCGACTTGACCGACTGCAACTATCTCCTTAGAAGACGATATGTCAATGACGGACAGGCAAAGAGCCTTCTTCCTGGTCACGACAAAGATATCGAAGAACTCTACACTCGCGGTGGCGGAGCACGGGACGACAAGTTCTCGTATATGGCGTATTCCATGCGGAATAATGGCCAAAAACTGATGAGATATGACGAATTTTGGCGAAGAACGACGCAGAAACGATACCTCGTCATTGACAACATGACGGGGCAGACGAAAAAGTGGAACGGCTCGAAAGCGTCACTTGACCTCTTCAGAAAGCAGTATCCCTTCATAGACTATAAGAAAATTTACGAGCCTGACGTAGAACTTGTCATTATGCTCGAAGAGCAAGTCATGTATAAGGGTGCCGACCCGTATGGTCTCCACGACTATCCCTTCGTGCCGACTATCGGATACTATATGCCAGAGTATGACAACATGCAGTACAAACTGCGTGGTGTTGTCAGAGGACTTCGTGACGCACAAGAAGAAACGAACAAGCTGCGCTCGAAGGCAAGTGATATCATAAACAGCCAAATCAACAGTGGCTGGGAGATCGAAGAAGGCCAAGTCAACAATCCCGACGACCTCTATCGTACGGGTCAGGGTATCGTCATAGAGCGCAAGAAGGGGTCACCTCCGCTCCAGAGGATACAGCCTGCCGAGCTGTCGCAGGCATTCCCTGTCATGCTCGAAATGCTCCAGCGAGATCTACTCCAACTCGCTGGCAGTAGCGAGGAACTCCTCGGCGTCGCAGAAGGGGGCAATACCGAAGTAAGCGGCACTCTTGCAAAACAACGATCTGGCAATGCACTCACTACGTTCCAAGGATTGTTTGACAATCTCTCTCTCATGCAGAAGATCACGAGCGAGAAGATTTTGAAGCTCATGGCAGCAAACTGGACGCCAGAGAAAGTTATGAGGATTACGGGCAAACAGATACCAGAAGAATATAGCGTTGACGATCTTGATGACTACGATATCGTCGTAAAAGAAAGTTTGCTCACCGATACGCAGAAGAACCTCGCCTATCTGCAAGCACTTGAAGCGAAACGTCTTGGTATAGCGATACCTGATAAGTTCATACTCTCGATGATGCCGATCGCCAACAAAGACGAGCTCATGCAAGCCTACGAAGAAGAGGCGCAGGTCGCTCAACAACAACAGGCAAAGATCGCACAGCAAGAAGAGCTCGCTCTTAGACTCGGAAATGCCGAAGTTGCTCAACGACTAAGCCTTGCAAAAGAACGAGAAGCACGGGCGAAGGCTGATATTGGACTACTCATAGAACGCACAAGCGAGAGCAAACAAAACCAGTCAGAAGCAGTACTGAATCAAGTCAAGGCTGCTACAGAGGTTGCTGGCATTCGTCAAGACCAACTTATTCAAGCTCTCCAATTCGTTTCCACATTGCAACAGCAAGCAGAACAAAGCGACAAACAACGAGAAATTATGAGCTCTGCTGTCGCAGAACAACCATCTCAAGGAGCATAACATGCCACTCGTAAAAGGAGCTAAAGCGAAAACGAAGAAAGGTATCTCTACGAATATACGCAGAGAAGTGAAAGCTGGTCGCCCCGTAAAACAAGCGGTTGCGATCGCATATAGTGTCGCAGGAAAATCCAGAAAAAAGAGGAAAAAGTGACGCAAACAATTGGAGAGACCCGAGAGGCTATGGCAGAAAAGCTTCTCACAGATATCCTCTACAAGGTCATAAACAAGACAAAGGCTGACAAGCCGACGCTGACGGAATACTGGATACTCATAACGACGAAGCCAGACAAACTCGACAGGAGAGTTATCCGTCAGGGCGTGAAGGTCTCGAACGTCAAGCCTCCAAAGCTTCTAAACAGTATGTGCTTCTATGTAGACACCCGTAGCGGAGGACTGCGTAACGAGTGGATATTGCCAATAGATTTTGGTGGCGCAATGGACCACCTCCTCGGAGAAGAGGAATGTTCCTATATCTACGATAATGAGATAGCTCCCTATCTCAAGTAAAATTATCTTTGCAATAAACAAACTATAGTATAAACAATTGATTATCATGGTCTCGTCGCCATGATTGACAGTAAGGAGACGTTAAATGACTGAAAAACATGAAGAAGTTACGGAAACCGAAGGCGTTACGGTAGAGAACGAGGCTCCTGTCGCCGAGGAGCAGGGCGAAGAAGCTCAGGTCGCCACTGAGAAGACTAACAATCAGGAACTAAATTGGCGTAAGGCCAACGAGACTATGGCAGAACAATCTGCCAGGATACGGCAACTGAGTGAAGAACTCTCGCGGTTGCAGTCTCCCCCTGTAAAAGAGGAAGACTTCTTCTCTGGACGTGACGATGACGATATCCTTACTGTCGCTGACTTTAAGAAAGCATTGTCTCGCAAGGAGAAGGAATACAACCAACAGATCGCTGAACTCTCTGCCCGCTCAAGACGTCCTGATTTTGAAGAAGTTACAACAAAATATGGAAAATTACTTCCTGACGCGGTAAAGCAAGCGATACTTCATGCTCCAAACCCGTATGACGCTCTTTACGAAGCCTGCAAAGGGTCGCTGGAATACTATAAGGATCAAATCTCCAGCCAACAGCATAGTGATGCTGCACGAGCTGCGGAGAACCTTAAGAAGCCAGGGAATGCAAGCGGAGTAGGAGGCAGTGGCGCGTTAAGCAAAGCAAGCCTCTATGAGAATATGGGTCTAGACGAGATACGTGCGCTTAGTTACCGATATGCGTCGGGTAACTAAGGAGAGATACAATGGCAAACTTGTCAACAACCACACAAGTGCCTGCTGGCGTCAATAACTACTATGACAAAGCAACAATTGCATGGGCAGAACCTGAACTCTCTCATACGTTCGCTGCCCAACAACGTCCTCTGCCGAGCAAAAGCAGCTCCCGCGTGAAACTTCGTAGATACACGAAATTCAGCACGGCAACCACGGCTCTGACAGAAGGCGTCACACCTGCTGCACAACCGTTGAGTGTAACAGACCTTACTCTCGACGTATCGCAGTACGGCGCAGTCACAATCATTACTGACATGGTTAACTACACCGTCGAAGACAACGTGCTTAACGAGACGGCGCAACTTCTCGGGGCACAAATGGGTGAAACTGTCGACGAAATCGTTCGTGACGCTCTCGCCTCGACGTTGTCGGCAACAAACTGCTCCGCTGGCGTCAACGGCTCGACACCGACAGAGCTTACCTACAAGGACATTCAAGGTGTCGTCAAAACCCTCAAGGGCAACGACGCTAAAATGTTTACGCCGATGATAGGGCCTGTCAACAAGTTTGCGTCCGCCCCTGTAAGGGACGCTTACTGGGTAATGGCACATACCGACCTGCTCGACGACCTCGAAGCAATCGATAAGTTCATTCCTGTCGCAAACTATGCTTCGCAGACGAACGTCATGCCTTCGGAATGGGGACAAGTCGGCAACACCCGCTGGCTCCTGTCGTCGAAAGGCTATTCGAGCTCTGGGACATACAGCTGCTTCGTCGTAGGACGTGATGCCTATGGTATGTCGAAGCTGCAAGAAGGCATATCGGAAACGATCTTCAAGTCGTATGGTCACGGTGACGACTACCTGAACCAAAGAAGCACAATGGGCTGGAAAACACTCTTTGGGGCACGAGTACTTAACGACAACTGGATTGTGAAGCTTAACGCAACACATTCTTCCTAAGGAGGTAGACAATGGCTTTTATCAATAAATATAAACTTGTAAGCGGTGGTTCAGCATACAACCTTGCTATCGGCTTCAACCCCGATACCGTAGAAGTATGGAACTACACGGAATGGGAAACAGACACGAAGGTCGTAAAGTCGTACTGGCATAAGGGTATGACGACCGACTACGCTATCAACGAGATCTGCGAAGATACGGGCGCTAACCGTTCTATCTCGACGTCCAACGGCTTCACTGTCGGTACGGGCGCGAGCTTCAGTGGCGCCGTCCTCACAGTCTCTGGCATAACGGCAGCAAACCCGCCCGTTGTTACTGTAGGCTCTACGTCTACAATGACGACTGGCGACGTTGTCCGTATCCATGGTGTCGTCGGAATGACGGAAGTCAACAACAACGACTACAAAGCAACTGTTATCAATAGCACCACGTTCTCGTTGCAAAACATGGACGGGGAAAATGTTGATGGCACTGGGTTTACGTCGTATTCGAGCGGTGGTTATGTATCCGACCTGTCGATCAACGTATCTGACAGCGGTTCGTACTATATCACACTTGGTACTGACGTGGTCGGGGCCGATTCTGACGTGTTGTATGTTGTTGCAACTCAGGCAGATAAGCAAATAGACCTCGGGGATATAGGAGCCTAGTGATTTAGCTTTACTAGTATCCGATATCCCTATGCCCCTGTAGCCATTGGTTGCAGGGGTTCTTTGTTTTGTTCATCCTATCGACGAGGCG